GATACTACAATGTCTTCCCTATGAACAAGGTGACGCTGGCTGACGGCAAGGTCTTCAAGCGTATGGACAAGGTCATCTCCTTCACCCCTGTGGCTGAGGCTGAGCGTCTCTCCAGCCTCTCGACCACCCCTGTGAAGCACGGAGGCACTCAGGCTTACTTCGCCCCCTCTGAGCATCGGATTCAGATGCCCCAGAAGGACTCCTTCAAGTCCGTGGCTCACTACTACGCCACCCTCTTCCACGAGATTGGTCACTCCCTCAAGGAGAAGGGTACGCACTCCAAGGGCTTTGGCTCTGAGCCTTACGCCAAGGAGGAACTGGTCGCTGAGTTGTTCTCCTCCCTCTGCCTCGCTGAGTGCGGACTGGAAGCCCCTGAGGTCACGACCAACACCACGGCTTACCTCCAGAACTGGCTGACCGCCCTGAAGGGTGACAAGACCCTCATCCTCTCAGCCTCTGCTGAAGCCTTCAAACGCTTCACGGCTCTGACCAAGGTGGCTGAGGTCGCTGAGGTCGCTGAGGAGGTCGAGGCGTAAGCCTTAGCCCCTAGGCTGGTGATTAGCCCCCTAACTGGGGGCTTTTTGCCGTCTAGAAGGCTCTAGGATGCCCTCAGAGGCTGGCTTCAGGTCACCTGAGTCCTGACCCTCAAGACCTTTGATACCCCCCTTAGAAGGCAAACCTGAGGCACACGCATTCCGACCAATGTTTACAGGGGTTTGCTCCACCTCGTGAGCCGTGTCAAGGGATACTTCAAATCAAGCACTAAATAGCACGAGCCACCAGAAAGTTATTCACACCCCTCAGGGTGAACAGGTGAACAGGTGAACAGGTGTTCACTAGTTCGCTAGGATGCCCTAGGAGGGTGGCTTGTATCTACCCTATGCAGGGTATGGACTGACCCCTTAAAGAGCCTTGTAGGGCATTTGTGGAGGTCGTGCATTCTACCCAATGTTTATAGGGGTTTCCTGCGTGTCGCTTGGCGTGTCAAGGGATATTTGAAATCAAGCACTAAATCACCTGACCCCCCTAAATAAATCCTAACATAACTATATACAGGAGCGAGAATCTGTGGTATAATATAGATTTGTTGTTTTTTACCGAATTTTTTGAGATTTTTTACAACTTTTTTACAATCAATTGTCTTGCTCTATAGAGAGGGCAAGCCACCTTAGACCTATGACCCCTATCGACTACGCCCGTAAGCACCTGAAGACAGCCAAGGCTTGCCTCGCCCGTTACAAGACGCTCCTCGCCCAAGAGGAAGCGACTATGGAAGCGGCTCGTGATAAGTCTAACGCCACGGATGTCTGGCAGGGCGATGCCCTGTGCCAGTCCGCTTGGCTTATTGAACGCAGGATGAAGTCCATCGCTCGCTTTGAACTGGATGTGGTAGAGTACCAACGCAGGCTCGACCTCCTCCTTGAAAAGGATGTTGACACGACCTCTGCACCTTGAGAGAGTACCACCTCACCCTCATAACTACCACGCATATGACCACGCCTACCTACGCTGAAATCAAGTCCCTCCACCCTCTGGAATCCACGCCTTGCACTCGCTGTGGCGGCTCTGGCTCTTACTCCTTCTGCACGGCTCACGGCTCTCGCTGTTTCAAGTGTGGCGGCAAGAAGATTGTCCTGACCAAGCGTGGTGCAATCGCTCGTGACTACATCACCTCCCTCCGTGTGGAAATCAAGGCGGCTAAGGAACTGGTGCTGGGCGATGTCGTGAAGTACGACTCCTTCTACACCAACCAGCGTGGCTGGTCTGAAATCACCAAGGTCGAGTCGAGCCTGCTCAACGCTGGTCACATCGCCTACGAGGTCAAGGGCGTGAGGATGTCGATGGGTATGCACGGCAACACTACTGTGGAAGTCCTGCACGAGCGTCTGCCCGACTCTGACACTTGGCTTCAGGGCATCGCCCTCCAAGCCAGCCTGACCAAGATGGGCAAGCCCACTAAGACCACGCCCCCTGAGGCTCTGGCTTGGCTTCAGGCTCGTGTGAAATAAGGCGTTGACAAGACCCTTCACCCCTGAAACAGTACCTCCTCACCACCATAACTAATATGAACTCCATCACCTGCTCCCGCCTCGTCTTCTCCTCCATCGCTGAACTTGGAGGCGTGTGCCGTTTCGCTCCCGACAACAACCTGAACTTCGTCCACCTCAAGCCTGCGATGCAGACCATCGAGGAGAACTTCTCCAGCCTCATCAACGGCTACAACCCCTACACGGATTGCTTCATCAACGATGTCGATGCCAAGCACAACTCGACCGAGGGCGTTGAGTACCTCCTGCTGATGCGTCAGGATGAGTTCAACAGCCTCCTGAATCAGGCTCTGTTCACGGCTCGTGGTCTGGAGATGGCTTTCGAGGAGTCTGGTGACCTTGAGGAGGCTAGCCGAGTCTCCAAGATTCGCCGCCAGTTGGTGACCGCCAAGCACGGCTCGCTCGACCTCGACCCTGTGGAAGGCTGAACGCCTGTTCACCTGCTGGTCTTCACCCCCTTAACTGGGGGTTTTTTGTGCCTGCCTGCTCCAGTCCACCAGCACCCCAGAATCACCCCCTAGAAGCCCTCTGGCTTGCCCTGAGAAGCCCTTTGATAGCCTCGCCCATACCTAGCCTACCCCTGACACAAGCCCACCTCCTAGAGCCACCATTCCCAGCCCTTATCAATCCCATTAGCACACCTAATACCCTTCACCCCTGACAGATTCATTTGCTTTTTACACATTCTTTACACTCACCCTATCCAATTGATTCGGCTGTATTCTCAATCCATTCTCATCTGCTTTATAATAGAATTATACAGGACTGAACCCGTTTTCAGACCTGAGCCTATACCTTCTATAAGAAGCCTTATATAATATTCTACAGCCGTTATATAATACTTTCTTTTACTTTCTATAATACTTTTCTTTTACTTTATTATAGAACTGCGACCCGCACCCCACGGGGGGAGGGGGTCTTCTTTTCTTTTCTGTGGCTAGAACCATACGGGTCTAGACAGACACTTTTTTTATCCCAATAAGCCAATAGCGAGTACGACGCTATGCAGTACGAGCGAGGAGAGGGGTTATTAGGGGAGGTTATAAGCCCTTGTGTCAAGCACCGAAGTACTGTATAGAAGATAAAAGCCGAATCTGCTTGACGCATCCCCTGAGAATCCCCCTATGTACCCCCTGTTCTTCACCCCCTCAGTCCCCCAATTCTGGGGGAAGGGATTTAAAGTTTCTAGTTGACTCTATAGGATTCTCTAGGAATGTAAGCCTGTTCATTGAATAAACCAGCGAGTCTCAACGAGCGAAGTCTTTGCCTTGTTAGCACAGCGGTAGTGCGACTGTTTTGTAAACAGTAGGTCGTAGGTTCAATCCCTACACAAGGCTCTCTTTGGGTGCTGTAGATAACTACAGGATGTGAGTAAATGTTAATACAGGTCAAAATGGCATAATAGCGTAAACTGATTAACCAATATCCATCGGTGGGGCTAGAATCCCACCCACCCTCTACTTTCCGACCCTTAGTTCAACGGATAGAACACCCGCCTTCTAAGCGGGTCATCCAAGTTCGATTCTTGGAGGGTCGAGTTTCAGTACTGTCCTGCCCTCTTGACAATGGTTTCTCTAGGACAGTCGTTTTCATCCCGATGGTGTAATGGTAGCACAAGAGTTTTTGGTACTCTTGGTCGGGGTTCGACTCCCTGTCGGGGTTCTTTGGGGGGCGTAACTCAGCGGTTAGAGTGGAGTCTTTATAAGGCTTAAGTCGGTGGGTTCGACTCCCCCCGCCCCTATATTACGATTTGTATAGAAACGGCTTGACAGTCTACATATAACTCTCGATATGTCGATTATGAAGGAAAAAGAACTTTGCATAGCCCTAGGCATCTCCCGTGATATCATCAAAGGTATGCGACCTGAATTCACAGAGGGTACGCATTGGAAGAAGATTCCCTCGCTTAAGCCTGAGAATCTCTGGCAGATTGAATGGACAGAAGAAGGCATCACCCTTCTCCGTGAACGCATCGGCATCAAGAACAGCGAAAGAATTACTCCCCCTGAGAAAGTCTCTGGAACTGTCTCCGCTAAGTTTCGCAACCCCCGTGTCATCGGAGTCCTCATTGACGGCAAGGAAGAGAGCGTACTCTGCCGTGACTCCTCTAAGTTCGGTATCGGTATGCCTGCCGATGTACGATGGGATGGAGCACGATGGGTGGTCGTGCGACACCCTCGGTTCAACGGGAAGTACTAAATAAAAATTTTTTAAACCAGCCTTATGTCCATAGATGGCAGACCCGAATGAAGAGGATGATGAAGAAGACGAAATCCCCTTCCACGAACTGATATGGCTTTCATTCCTACCCCTCACCCAATTCTTGTCACTCCGACACAGGAGGAGATTAAGCGTTTGGCTGAGAAGGTAGGTGCTGAGAAGACCGCAGAAATTCTTACCTTGCGTGAGGATAAAATCCTCGCAGAAAAACTTGACCCGTATAGGCACGGGTTCGATTTACCACATTGGAAGGAAGCCGACCAGTTGCTAAAGGAGAACAACGAAGTTCTCATCCTTGGTGGTAACCGAGCGTCCAAAACTGAATGGGCGGCTAAAAGAGTCGTTCAGACGCTTATCAATATTAAGGATGCCAGAGTGTGGTGTTTGCATACTACGAACCAATCGAGTATCCAGATGCAACAGAATGTCATCTATAAGTACCTGCCTTCAGAGTTCAAGGAACTCAGGAAGAACAAAGTACAAAATGTTCAGTACACCCAGAAGAACGGGTTCAGCGATAACACCTTCATCTTGCCAAACAAGAGCCAATGCTTCTTTATGAACTACGCTCAGAAGCGAGATGTCATTGAAGGTGGCGAGGTTGACTTCATTTGGTGCGATGAACTTGTGCCGTTAGATTGGGTTGAAACTCTCCGTTATCGTGCCGTTACTCGTATGGGTAAGATGGTTGTCACATTTACGCCTATCTCTGGCTATAGTTCTGTGGTCAAAGAATATGTCAGCGGTGCTAAGATTACGGAGACCCTAGCCTCCCCTCTTCTTCCCGACTCACAAAATGTAATGGGATGCCCTAAAGGTCATATGCCCTACAAGGCTAAGTCGTTCAATCGTTCGTCAGCGGTGATGTGGTTTCATAGCCAACTTAATCCATATAACCCTTTTGAGAATCTCAAGAAAACCCTTTCAGGGAAAAAGTCCTACGAAATTAAAATTCGTGCCTATGGCTGGGCTGACAATGTAAGCGGGTCTCAATTCCCACGATTCAGTCCTGAGATTAACATCGTCAAAAATGAAGTCGTGCCTGCTGAGGGTACGAACTACTTCATTACCGACCCTGCTGGTGCGAGAAACTGGTTTATGCTCTGGGCGAGAGTTGCCAAGGATGGGTCTATATATGTCTACAGGGAGTTCCCTGACACTTCAGATGGCGAATGGGCGTTGCCCTCTGGTGACCCTGACGGGAAGGCTGGGACAGCCCAAAGAAACGGGGCTGGGCGGTCTCTGGCTGATTACAAGCAACTGATTCTCGACTTGGAGAAGGGTGAAGTCATCTGGGAACGATATATCGACCCTCGTGCTGGCGGTACTAAGGCTGTCACCGATGACGGAGGCACTACGCTTATAGAGATGCTTGATAGTGGTGAGAACCCTATGCACTTCCAGCCTGCCGCTGGCATCCGTATCGAACAAGGCGTGGCAATGATTAATGACGGATTCGCCTACGATTACAATCAAGAGGTTAGCCCTCTTAACAAGCCTAGGCTCTATATAGCCGAATCTTGTGAAAACCTAATCTACTGCCTCAAGGAGTGGACAGGTCAGGACGGAGATAAGGGTGCAACCAAAGACCCTATCGACTGCCTGCGATATCTTATGACTATGAATCCTGAATATCAGGGAAATGACGCTATGAAGGGCTGGGGGGGCGGTGCATACTAATGGATGTCTTCTCGCCAGTACTCTTGTCTCGTCAAAAAGCGATGCTCTTTGCTAAAATTGGACGGATAAGGCTTGAGTCACTTGCCAGAAATGGTCAAGTGAGGACTTTCACCACCAAAGGTGGTCACAAGAGGTACTTCCGTGATGACCTCACAAAATATTTAAATGAAATCTTACAAAAATAACCAAGACCCTATGGTCTTTGCTAGCGAGACCCCTGACATCCCGTATCTTTACAAGGAATATCAGCGTTCTACGCAAAATGGAGGCAATACTGCCAATATTAACGAAAATGATGACATTCGCCTGTCCCGCTGGGAAGGTCAGACCCACGATGGCAAGAAACACAGCGAAAATCTTCCTAACGGAGAACCTGCTTTCCCGTTTGAGGGTGCTTCTGATGTCCGTTCCCGTCTTGTTGACCGCACAATCAATGACCTCGTTGCGATGTGCGTCACGACCTTTGACCGATGTCAGGTCAAGGTGAAGGGTACTGAGTTCAGCGATTCCGAATCGTCTTCTGTCGCTAACATCCTGATGTCGTGGCTTCTTGAGTCCAGACTGCGTTCTGAACTACGCAAGGAAGCAGAACTGCTTTGCCAATACACCCAGCAGTACGGCTGGTCTGCTCTTAATGTTATCTGGGAGCAAGAGATGGGCATTCGCTTCCAAAAGATTCGCTTAGACGAACTAATGCAAGTTGTTCAGCAGGCTGTTCAGATTAACCCCAACTCTTCCATTAAAGACCTCCCTGCCGCAATTCAAGACCCTGCACAGGAAGATTATGCCGTAGACCTTATCTGTATGTACCTTAAGGCAGTTGACCCTAAGGATGTCAAAAAGGCTATTAGCGAACTCCGTGAAACTGGAGTCTGTCAAATTCCTGAATCGTTTGTCTCTAAGAACCAGCCCCTGATTGTTGCCCTCAAGCCTTACGACGAAATTTCGTTCCCTCCTGAGACTATTGAAATCCAGAAGGCTCGTGTCATCTTCCGCAGAACATATGTGACTGAAGTCGAACTGCGTTCTATGGCGGCTCAAGAAGAATGGTCTGATTCCTTTGTTGAACAGGCTATTAATGTGATGGGTATGCAGTCTCAGTTCAACGACCCTAACCTTTTGCCAGCCGCCGCCCTGATTAACTATCAAGTCGCTCGTAATGACAATCTCATCGAACTCGTGTATGCGTACAGCCGCAATATCGACAAGGATGGTATTCAGGGAATCTACCAGACAGTATTCTGCCCTCAGGCTGGTAGTGAAGATTACGCCTCGCACGGACTACTTGGCTACGCTCACAACAAGTATCCTTTTGTTATTTACCGCAGAGAACGCACCCGTAGAGCCATTATGGAATCTCGTGGTGTTCCTGAACTGGCGATGACAGACCAGATGGAAATCAAGGCTCAGCACGATGCTATCCGTGACCGCACAGCGTTCACAACGATGCCTCCCATCCTTGTTAAAAAGCGTCTTGGCGGTATCAATAAGATTGCCCCAGGAATTCACCTGCCTGTCACCTCGATGGATGACTACAAGTTTATGCCTGCTCCTACTGACCAAAATCAGCAGGTGGCATTTATGCTCATCGACCGAGTTGAACTGAATCACGCTTCTTACTTTGGTCTTCCTCATCCGAACATTATGCCGCAGAAGACTCAGGTCACTCAGCAGTTCGTGATTAACAACTGGCTTGATGTGTGGAGCGAAGCCTTCTCTATGACCTTCAGCCTTATGCTCCAGTATATGGAAGGCTCTGAAATCGAACAGATTACTGGCACAGCCCTTCCTCAGAATATGTCCAGCGTAAGCAATATGTACGACTTCCAAGTGAAGTACGATGTGCGAGAACTCGATACGAACTTTGTTATCGAGAAACTCAAGGCTATTACGCAGTTCGTCCTTCCTCTGGATGGCGGTGGCGTTATCGACAAGAACAAGTTGGTCAAGGCGGCTATCGAGGCTATCGACCCCGACAAGGCTAAGGAACTCATCATTAACCAGACCTCCGCTTCTCAGCAGATGTACAAGGACATTCAATCCGACATCGGGCTGATGATGCTTGGCAATGAAGCCAACTATGTTGAGAACGACCCTTCTGCCCCCACCAAATTGCAATATATGCAAGACATTATGGGCAAGAATCCTAAGGCTCAGCAACAGATGCAACAAGACCCTCATTTCCGTGCTCTTGTGGAGAATATGATGAAGAATCTTCAGATGTCTGCTATGCAACAGCAGAACAAACAGATTGGACGCACGGGAGTCACTCCTGTATCAGAACAAGCCGCTGGTCAGATGAAGCAACAGATTGACCTCGCCAACGAACAGCAACCTCAAGAATAATGCGTTACCCCAACCAAATTATCACAGGACTGTCGTTTGAGAAGAACAACGACCTATGGAAGGCTATCCATATGCTCCTAGACGCTTCTATTGAATCCGAGGTAGCCTCTGCTATCTCCAAGGACAATAAGGGCGAGGATAGGGCTTGGTACGCTGGCAGGGCTGACGCATTGACCGCTTTTAAGTCTATCCTTGTCCAGACACGAGAAGAAGTGCTGGCTGACCAAGGAAGACCCTCTGAAGAGCACAGTTCGTCAGAAAGCGGTATGTAATAGCATTAGTACTTGCTTGACGCAATTTTAAGCCGTAACTGGCTACTAGTTCTGGAACTATTACAACATCCTGCATATACAAACGGACTTTAGACCTTATCTAATGACAACAGAAAATCAAGCCGACCTTAGCACGGCTCAAAACAACGCTACGAAAAACGAAAGCACCCCGCAGGCTTTTGATATGAGTAAACTCGCTGACATTG